GTTTCCTTTCGTATTTCGTTAAAACTTGGTCTAGTATTGAAAATGGTTTCATCCAATATAAATTCCAAGTGGTATTTTTTGTAGCGTTTCCATTATCTGTTGTGCTTCGGCTGATTTCATTTCCATCTGGGCCTTTCTTCCACTAGCTTCCAAATTTTCGCGCAATTGAGTCACCAGCAATTCTTTTTCAGATGTTGCTTCTTGACGAAGTTCGGCACCGTCAAGAGTGACTTCGGCTCCTGGGATTGGAATGGTTTGATACTTTTGACGAATACTACCAAGTACTTCTTTGCACAATGCGAGGAAATATTTTCTGATCCATTGCTTACCAACGGAGTTTACCGATGAGTATGGTATAACATCATATGGAACATTGCTATAATCACCAATAACAGGTGAAGATACAGCGGACCCAGATGCGTTATAATATGAACCTGAATTTGATATTCCTTGAGAATCTCTGTCGGATATAAGTAGATATTGGAAATACATCTTCATTGGATATGTTGGAATCGGAAACACTTTTAATTTGTTGTTTACCAATTCAAAACTATATCCCGACTTTCTAACAAGATCGTTGAATTCAATTGCTTGCATACGCAGCAAATCTTCAAAGATTGGAGTCATCAAAAATTGTGTTGCTGGAGAATAACCGGCAAATCCCATTTCGTTTAGAACGTTACTATAACTCATACCTGTCATACTAAATGGGTCATAGATACGAGCAGATGCAGGAGGTGTATTGTGGAAGATTCTACGAATTTCTATTCTATTGAAACTTTCACTGACATTTCCCCACAAAGCTTGTAGGTCATATGTTTGCTTACCTGTCTTCAAATCTATACTTCCAGATTTCCAATCTACATATCCACCAACGCCAAATTCAGTACCGTACCCTTGTGCGATCTTGATTATATATGGCAATCCACTTCCAGCCACATTTGTTTGAGTCAAATTTACATTTGCTGAACTGCCTTGCAATACGCCGATATTGTTTCTGATATTAAACTGATTTACTTGTGAACTATATTCAAAACATGCTTCTTCAAAACAAGCATAAAAATTTGTGTCAACCATTTCAATGTCTGTGATTGGATAGCCCAACCTTGTAGCGGCCCAACGTGCAGATGCTACACCATCATTGGCAAATACAGGATCCAATTCAAAGAATCCAAACGGAGTGCTACCTATGGTGATTGCGGAGCCGGAGCCCGGCCACCTCACCCGGTCCTGGTCGATATTATACTGTATATCATTTGACATATTATATAAATATAGCAAACAAGCAGAAAATATCTCTAAGTAGGGTATTTATAAATATTAAAATGAAAACGTAATTTAGCAATTTTGTACTATTTATTAGTAGATGATCAAGCTAACAGAAATTTTAAATAAAGTCAATAAAAAACTAATGGAAGACATACATGCAGATCAACAACCTATGGTCAAATTTTCTATGCCACAAGCTGCTCAAGTATCTAAGTCAGATATTCCATCTGGTGGCAACAAGCCATTTGTTAGCAAAGAACCAAATCTGTCCAAAAAAATAGCAGACACATCCGATTCAAGGATAATTGACTCTGCCGCAAACATCATAAGTTCATTTGAAAACAGCATGTCAAACAAACGCGGTGGATTTGATCAATCAACTGGAAAATGGTTTCCACATCCCAGCGTTGAAGGTGGCATGCCAACAATAGCATATGGTCATAAAATAATTTCAAACAGTGAACTTGCTAATTATAAAAACAAAGGATTGACCGACAATGAAGCAAAAGAATTGTTGAAAAAAGACATAGGTTTAAAGATGACTATTGCTCGCCGTTTGATAAAAGGATTTGACAATTTGCCAATACAAGTAAGAATTGCAGCACTTAATGCACTTTATCGCGGAGACCTTGGACCAAACACAATTCGATTTCTTGGAATGCGCGACTTTAAACAAGCCGCGAAAGAATATTTAAATCATAAAGAATATAGAACCACCACCAATAAAGGCGTTAAAAAACGCATGAATTGGAACGCAGCTGTGTTTAAGAATGCAATATAAAATTTATGTTAAAAAGTATCAAACTAATAGCACTATTAACAGCAACCTCTCTACTATCAGGTTGCGTAGCACCTACACGCAATGTGTATGTTTATGACACACCTGCTGTAACACCGGTTTATATAGTACGCCCAGCTCCTGTATATTGGCACTTACATATGGGTTGGTACGGTCGTGGTCATTATCATCGCGGCCACTGGCACAGATGAAATCAATTCTTGATTATACCGGACCAATCGGTTGGATTTGCTTTAGTAGATTCCAAAACCTTTTGCAATTTTTCGGGCATCTTTGGATTAAAATTGATGCTTGTCTTTTTCTCTATTTCATCTATAGATACAATATATTTAGGTAAATCGGCAACAGGTAATGGTGCATTTGGAAACCAAAAAGCAATACCTTTTTTTGACTTTGCGTCAACAATAACTTTCCACATATAATCTGGCACACCAACACGTTTACCAATTTGCTTGTGTTCTTTATTATAAAATGTTCCGGTAATTACATAAATATCTTTACCTTCGTTTACCCAAATACGAACCGCCGTTTCTAGTTGTTTCCATATACCACGGTTATGATTAGGAACTTGCGGAACCATGTTACTTAAAAAGAAACTTTCACTCATAACATCATCATTTTGAGTGCTATTACCAGCAGGAACTAAATGTCCACGATCATATGCTTCACCAGCATAATCATCTAATACAGATTGATGTTGTTTTGATATATCTGGATCTGGACGAAAATCATCTTTACGTTTTGATTTACCATTTATTTTTTCAATCGTAGGACGCTCTACAACATATTCCGCAGTCTTTGTGTCAAAGCGATAATGAATAGCATAATTATTTTTTATGATATATTGATTATCTTTTACTATCTTGCTGATTGGCGCACCTTCATATACGAACTGTGATGCATTATCATCGATAGGATTGGCGATGGCCAATATTGAAAGAAAAAGAAACGAGACAATATAACGATATAGTTTATTCATAAATTATAGTAAGTATATATAGCGTATATATGGGTAAATAAACTTATACTTTGTTTTTCTTGCGATGATATTTTACTGCCGCAGTTGATATTTTATACTTGTCGGCAATCTGCTTACTAGACAATTCTAAGTTTAATATATCAACCGAAAATTCTACTTTTCTATCTTTAAGAGCATTTCTGCCACGGCTTACACTATCTCCTCTGGTCGATTCTACAACGATCCTTTTGCCAGTTAGACCATTGTCATGTTTATAGTTGATTTCTCTGTTAGATAACATCTGTCGGCGATCATGATACTTTTGAGTGCCAAGTTCTTCACCGTGCTTTTCTATAAACCATTGAAGTGAAAAACGGCCTTGAGCTTTGGCTTTTTGTTTTTGGATTGTATCTGGACTGTGGGTTCTGCCGAACATACCGTTCTTGTCGCCCATGTTCAATATGCGTATTTTTTCGCGTATAGCTTCTTTGTTTGGATGCAAAGTAAAATTGTCTCCTCCTGCCGCATGTTTTGATATATTATATCCAACTTCCAAGTATGGCTTGAGGAGATCCAAATAGTATTGTTCTCGTTCAAAGCAAATTTTTTGATCGTGTGCACACTCTTCGATAATTTCGAATGTAAATTTATTTTGTCCATGTTTATTCCACGATCTTTGTAGTATAAAATTTGGATGTTCATTCTTTACCAGCATTCCAATATGCTCGTTGAATCTTTGTCTTAGATTGATAGAAGAACCAATGTAAAATTTCCCATTGATTGTATTTGTTATTTTGTATATGCCTGATTTATCCATAAAATTATGTTTCTATATATATCAAGCAGAAATCTCAAAACGCATATTTTTTTGCAAAAAAAGAGGCCACTCTTTCGAGTGGCCCCTCTGATAGCATCGAATTTCAGTTCAAAGATTAGACTTCGTTCAAGTTGCCGATGATTATTTTGCCATAAAATTCTGGCCGTAGCATCTTCTTTGCATAACGTGTCATCACGCCACGACGTGGTGTGAAGTTC